CTGATTGATGGTGGTGACATGTCATCCTGCTGGAATGATACTGTCTGGGGTAAAGGACGCACCGATGGTCAGAAGTATGGTCCTGAGTATTATTCGCAACGAGGTGAAAATTGCCCTCCTCGTTATGATCAAACCCGTGAAGAGTTTCTGTCTAATGGTGAGGAGTTCTCTTATATCTTCACCAGTGCTGGTTGGGTATGCTACAATATGAATGAGTTTAATGACAACGATCCTGAAATCGTTGAAATCCCCTCTGGAGCACTTGCAGCATGAAAAACGAACTTGAAGCACAACAAATTGCAGAAGAGTTTTGGGCGATGGTTGAACGAGAAGCAGCAGAGAATGAAGTCACTGTTGACTACTACCTTGAAGAATTTTTCTGTTCATGATACAATCTAAGAGTAATTCATCGGAGTCAATGACCAAGTTTTTTTACCTTGTTGAACATTTCGTTCCATTCCCTCAATCCGAATATGGTGGAATCTGGAATGTAATCGCCGAAGATGAGAACGAATGTTTTGATCTTATTGTTCAGAAAGATCAAGAATATAATGTGCAACATTACCCACAACTTCGTCACAACATTCAAAATGCCCGCACTTATGCGTTGGCAGAAGATCTTGAGTCTACTATTGTTGAGGAGTTTACAACATGAGTGAAGAATCTATGATCTATCCTGGTAAGATGCTAGGGCAACTTGCTACTGCTTTAGAAACACTTGGATGGGAATATGGTGATGAGGTAGATGTAGAGATTGCTGGCACATCTGTCTCAGGTATTGATGTGGGTGAAGAATACAACAAAAAGTGGCAATCACCCATCGGCACCCGAAAGTACAATAAAGATGCGTTTATTGTTATCAAGAATCAGTCCCGTAGAGACTTGACTAAATCACAACCAAACCCAGATTTGAAGGCACATCATGCAACCTGATATGGTAATCTCTTGGGAGCATCATCTCAAGAACAGAAATGTATGGGCAGTTGAAGTAGAACTTGCTATGCAAGATGGTGACAGTGATGATCAACTCATCTACACTGTTGAGGTTTATGTAGTGGCACCTACTCAGGCACTTGCTCAATACATCGTTGCTACAATGTATCCAGATTATTCTTATATTGCTGTTGCAGATGAACCCTGTGAACCTTCTGAAACTCCCCCCTTCATTTCCGCATGAACCACCAAAAGGATACCACTACGAAGTTGAGCAATTTCGACGTAATGTTTATCGCATTCTCATTGTCAATGATGGTACTTTCTCCTATACTGATGTACCACCTAAGTCCGTCTGGGGATTCTATAATACAAAATCGAGAACTTATTCGGCGCCTATCAACTTCTCCAAGCAAGGTGATACAGTAGACATCAATAAAACCCGTCCTTATACTGCAATGCAGTTAAATCTAAATCCATTGGAGGCAGCACTTTATGGATGATCCGCAGGTTGATGATTATGTTCGTTGGGGTGATTTGCAGGGATGGGTATATTTCAAAGACCCAAAACATTATATTACAATAGAGATTGGAGTAAGACCTAAACCAAACTGCGAATATACTTCTATTGAAAGACACAAATATATTCACACTCTTGTTTGTTGTTATCCTTGGNATTGGAAAGAACTAGAATATATTCATAGCAGAAAGAACAAATATGGACAAACTTTGGAGGACATGGAAATATACACTAGGGAGTTTTAGTGATGACAAAACACAACCTTATGATGATAAGGTTGCTATCATACGCACCTGTATTCTTGTTAGTTACATGGTCACTAACATTTTTATCGTATCTGGAGTATTGAGACACTGGAATGATGTACCAAGTGAATTACATGAAACCCAAGAAAAAGGGTTATGCAAAGCAACAAGCAACCTTCCTAAAAATTGAAGATGCTGTATTCTGGGAAGAACATGTGAAGAAAAATCTTAATGCAGTGGACACTACGATTACTGTCCACTAATCCCCCACAGGCAACCAATCCCGTGTATATTAAAAGAGTCAAACAAATGAATGACATGAGTTACACAATGGAACAGTTTGATCAAGACAAAGAGACTCTTCTCAACTTGATTGCTGATTGTGAAGAACTTGAAATGAAAGAAAATGGAGACCAGTTCTTCATTCAATGTGACGAATTTAATCAAACCAAGTACACTGTCTGATATGAATTTCCCCACTTCCACTGTCAACGTCCTGCCACATCTTGAAGACCTTCGCAAAACTTGGAGGCAGCAAGATTTCAGGTTCACTAAAGATCAACAAGAGCAATATGACATGTTGCTGCAAGCACGTCGTGAAAGAGTTGCTTTCTTTTATGAATCAAACCGAGTGCAAGTTGGTCCTAAAGTAGTTAAAAAAGCAGAACCAGTACAAGAAGACCAAGACGATTGAACAAGTGGCACAGAGGGTCTCCTAGGGGTCTCTCCGTGCTTTATATTATCTACATCAACGAAACACGGATGACAATCACCCTTCGTCCACATCAGGAACGCATCCTTGACCGTCTGCAAAACTACAACAAAGGTCAAGTGATTGTTCCCACTGGTGGTGGTAAAACACTGACGATGATCATGGATGCTAAATCTTCCATGGATCGTTGCAATAGTGGTGTGACGACTGTTGTTGTTGCTCCGCGTATTCTGCTGGCAGAGCAACTGTGTTCTGAGTTTATGGAGGTTATTGATCCTAACAATAGTGACCCATATCTGCATGTGATGCATGTCCACAGTGGAGAAACACACTTCACTAGCACTACCAAAGCAGAAAAGATTCACCTTTATGCTAGTTGTGCGCGTAGTGTGGGTGAGAATGTTATCATCTTCACTACCTACAATTCTCTTCATCGTGTGATGGAAGCAGATATTGAGGTCAACAACATTTACTTTGACGAAGCACATAACAGTGTGAAGAAGAACTTCTTCCCTGCTACTGAGTTCTTCGCAGAGAACGCAGATCGTTGTTACTTTTACACTGCAACTCCCAAGCACAGTTTGACATTCAAGAAACCAGGAATGAACTGGGGTCATGTATATGGACAAACTCTGGTAAATGTTCCTGCACCTGAACTTGTTGATGGTGGTTATATTCTTCCCCCAAAGGTTGTTGTTAAGCAACTGCCTTTGGTGAAAGGTCGTAAGGTGATGTATGCAGAGGATGCAGATAATCTTATTGAAACGATTGACGATAACAACATCGATAAAACTTTGATTTGTGCTCGCACGACCAAGCAGATCATCGGTCTGCTGTCAGAATCCAACTTTTGCACTGAATTATATCAACGTGGTTATTCTTGGATGACAATCACATCTAAGACAGGTGCAATTATTGATGGCAAGAAAGTCAACCGTGAAGAATTCTTCAACACACTAAACACTTGGGGAAAAGATCCTGAGAAGAAGTTTGTTGTCATCCACCACTCTATTCTGTCTGAAGGTATCAACGTCAGTGGTTTGGAAGCAGTCATCTTCATGCGAAACATGGACTATATTGGTATCAGTCAGTCTATCGGTCGTGTGATTCGTTTGGGTAGCACTGAGAAGACTTTTGGTTTAGTTTGCGTCCCAACTTATGATTCTGTTGGTATCAGCACTGCTCGCAAAGTTCAGGCAGTTGTTGATGTCGTGTTCAATCAAGGTCAACCCGCAATTTCTGAAATTCGCCGATGAAGTACACTAAAGCACAACTAATTGATGCACTATGTGCAGAGTGGGACTATCTCTGCCATGATGATTTTGACCCAGAAAATGATCAAACAACTGAAGAATATCGTGAGGACTTGATAGAAATGACTTTAGAAGAGTTAGTAGAAGAAACTAGCACGGGTGAAGGTTATACTTTAGATGAATGGATGGAAAACTGGGGGTAATGTGCCAGTTGATTGAAGTGTCTACTGTTCTTCCCATTGGAGCAGATCTTTTGTATATTAAAAGAGTCAAAGGAGCACACGATGCCACTCACTGCCGAACAGGGTTACAAGATTCGTGAAGAGTATTCTGACATTAAAGAGAAGGAAGTTTGTGATGCTCACGGTCTGACACAAATTGGTGGTTCACGAACTAAAATTGATGGCACTGATGGTGTCAACAATAAGAGCATCAAGAATATGTCAGGATCTTCTACACAGGTTCATCTCACAACACAAAAACATTTTATCAAGATGTTGAACATCAGTGGTGATGCTGCTGAATTCATTGCACATTTTTGTGGTAGTGAGGGTTACAACTACAACGGAAAAGATCGTCGCACGATTAAACAGATTGATCCTGTGCAGGTTGATGCTTTCAAAAAATTTCTTGATACAAATAAAGAAAGAATTGTTGATCTGATTATTCGCAATGGGTATGACATTACCTCCGTTGTGATTAAAAATACAAAGACAGATGAAGAGTTAGAATTGACTTATCAACAAATTTGTGATAAGATTAAAGATGCTCAATGGGTGTTCCTTCGTGGTGGTATTCACCTAAAAAATGCTGAGGGTAAGAGTTACTTTCACTTCCAACGAGAAGGTAAAAAGAAACTGAGCAATCGCTACAATGTTCTGTGGCACATCCATCGCAACCTGTTTGTATGATTATCAATAAAGATTGTATTGAAGGTATGAAGGAGATGGAAGATAATTCCGTTGATTGTATCGTCACATCTCCTCCATACAATAAGAAAGGTTTGCTTGGTAATGTTAAACCAGGGAATCAAATTTGGGGTAAGTTTCAGATAGATTACAATACTTATGGTGATGATATGCCTGAAGATCAATATCAGGCATGGATGATAGAGTTTCTGAATCAATGTCATCGTGTGATTAAACCAGAGGGTTCTATTTTCTTTAATCATAAACCAAGACGATACAAGAATAGATGTTATCTACCAACAGATTTCATCAGTCAGAGTGATGCTCAACTCTATCAACTTATCATCTGGGATAGACGCAACTCACCAAATATCAGGAATGATGTACTTGTGCCATGCACAGAGCACATCTATTGGTTTTGCAAAAAGAAACCAAAAGTATTTCGTGATGCTGTAGATCCTGCATACAAAGGTGAAGTATGGGTCATCAATCCTGAACGACAGAAACAACATCCTGCACCATTTCCACCACAATTAGTTGAGAATTGCATCAAACTTACCACACAAGAGGGTGATTTAGTTCTTGATCCTTTTATGGGTTCAGGTACAACTGCAATGGTTTCTAAAGATCTTAATAGAAAATGGATAGGATTCGATATTGACGAAAAATATACCTTAATTACTAAGGAAAGAGTCAATCAAGGTTTAAGTTCTTTTTTTGTGTGACAGTTGTATAGGTGTCTACCAATCTCCCCACTGGGGTAGATTTGCTGTATATTAAAAGAGTCAAAGGAGCACAACCTCATGCACTTAATTGATCATCTTGAATCCCAGGTTGAATGGGGCAAAGTGTTTGGAGTCGTGGATTCTCTCTACAACGATCCAGGATTCTCCTCTAATGCTGATAACTTTGCCCGTGCAACTGCTGTTGAGAAAGCACTTGCAAAGTATTCTGGTCTGGTTCGTGTAGATCAGACTGGTTACGATTTTGTCTATGGTGATGACAAGATTGAAATGAAAATGGGCAAGAATTTGTTCTACAAACGCAAGGACATTCATGCCACTAAAAAGTTCAAGGTCAAATCTTTTCTCAGTGAAAAGAAAACTGTTGAAGATTTCAAACAGTTGAAAACATTTGATTACATGTTGGTGGTTGATCTTACTGCTCGTCGTGTAGTAGTTGTTGAAGACGAACATGCACGAACACTGTACCAGGATGGTGCTGATGGTGCGATGATTGAACTGAAACTCGGTGACTACTACGAGTGCGATCTGGGTGACTTCGATGTCATTGAACCTCCCACATCTTTGTCTGAAAGTATTGACCAAGCGATTGAATCTTATCTGGAGTTCTGATCAATGAAAACTGCATTTAGAATTACTAAGGATGAATTTAAACTCATCTATCGGACACTCAACATTGCATATGAAGCAGGTAAGTTTGAAACTTACGACAAAGAATGTGTTGAGTATTTGTTAAAAGACATTCAAGAAAATATAATTCAGTGTGGAACAACTCGCAAAAATTGGCAAGTTGTTGAGTATAATGATCCTTCATTTGCATCGTGTGTCAATAGACAACAATACGATCATTATGGTGAATTTGAATAACATAAACCAGTTGAAGAGGTGGCACACTACCACTTGATTTCTGTCTCATTCTGTGTCAAATTAAAAGCATGAAAAACACACACTTGCAACACCCTGAAGATTCCATTCTGACTGGTGATCTTACTGTCCTGGATTGGTTCCTTGCTGAGAGTGATCTTTCCGTGAAGATTGATGGTTCTCCTGCTATTGTTTGGGGCACTAATCCTGCCACTGGTAATTTC